ACGTCAATCACAAAGATTTGATGTGTTGACACTGAGTAACATCAGGGTTATGCCTACAACATGACCCAGAACACGCTTTTGCAGATGCGGATTGCCGACGAGATCGTGGCTCAGCTCGACGATTTGCGGCGGCTGGAGAAAGACATCCCGTCCCGGTCTGAGATGGTTAGGCGGCTCATCGAGCGCGCACACGACAAAGCGGAGGCCAAGCGCAAATGAAGGGCAAACAGATACCGTCCGCACATGAGGCCGTGAGCGAAATCCTCGATATGTTGGAGAGCGTCCATAAATGCTTAGGCGATGGCTCCGGCATAACCCCTGAGCGCATTGAAGCCGTCCGCGCGTGGGTAAGACGGGAACGATGCGCTGATTTCAATACAGGTGGTTGAAGTCATTGGCGTTGTAACTCGCCATACGGAAATGGGCATGAGGGTTACAACCTAAATAAATTCAATGGGCGAGAAGGGGAGAAAGCGGAAATGAATTTGGTGCAGGCGCAGAAAGCCATCGAGGTCGAAGACAAAGAGCGAAACAAACTGAAGCGCGAACAGCGTCAGACCGCCCGCAATCTTTTGCAGCACATCCTCGATAATTTGGAGGGATCTGGGCTTCGTGTTGTCGGCCCATTCGATGAAACGGAGGAATCGCTGGAAGTAACGTTACAGATCCGGGATATGCCTCCTGAATTTATTCGGCTGATCGCCCATGACATCGGCGTTTTGGTGCTTCAGAGACGAACGCAATTCGGAGTAATCGCGCGGACGGAAAGTGCGAAGGATGAGGGCGAAGCCATGGTAGCGCTTATTCGGCTCGCCATGGGCTAACGCAATATCAAGCGACCTCAAGATTCCGCAATCCCCAGCAATCATCAGGAACTCACCCTTAAGCCTTTGACATAAGGTGCAAATCAGAGGATTCTGAGGTCAGAGGAAATCACCGACTTTCCGATTATTTCAAAAAATCTTGCTGAAACATTCCGATTGTTGCGCTTTTGCACTAGCGCTCCCGGCTTAAATCGGTTAGACACAAGTCACACTGCACGAATTGCCCGAACCCGCTGGAGATACCTCCGAGCGGGTTTTTTGTTGGGCAATCCGTCCCCGCTCGCAAGACGGCCCGTCAGACCTGCACGCCAACCACATCAGAACGGCATGGAACTGGACCGAGGCCAGATCAGCGGAGGATGGAGCACGACATGAGCATAGGCAACTAGGGACAATCCGAAAAGCAATGGTCACGAAGGTAGAGATAGGCGATTGCCAACTCTACCAGGGAGACTGTCGCGAGGTTCTGGCTTCTTTGCCGAAAGTGGACGCCATTGTCGCGGATCCGCCCTACGGCATTGGATATAAATCACCATCGGGTCGAGGAATGTATGAGCGGGGTGACTATCCCGTCATCGAAGGTGACTGCGAGCCCTTCGACCCAACGCCATTTCTAGGCGCCACCGATGTCATTCTTTGGGGCGCAAACCACTACGCTAGCAGCCTCCCGCCATCGGCCGCATGGCTTATATGGGATAAGCGCGACGGAGTGAGTTCAAATAATAATAGCGACTGTGAATTGGCTTGGTGTAAGCGAGGCGGCTCGGCGCGTCTCAAGCGGCATCTTTGGAACGGCATGTTGAAGGCGTCTGAGCGAGACGACAGACGGGTGCACCCCACGCAAAAGCCCATTGAAGTGATGCAGTGGTGCATAGAGCAACTTCCATTGACAGCTCATACCATTCTCGACCCCTTCATGGGCTCTGGCACAACTGGCGTTGCCTGCGTGAAACTTGGCAGGAAGTTCATCGGGATCGAGCTTGACCCTCGCTATTTCGACATAGCGTGCCGACGCATCGAGCAAGCCTACGCACAGCCCGATATGTTCGTTCAAGCTCCTGCACCAAAGGCTGAACAGCTATCGCTCATAGGGTAGTCTGTGGAACTCACCGACCTATGGTTCTGGGCTGGTTTTCTACTAGGGGCAACGTGTTGGGCGCTGATCTACTGGCCGTGGATGTGAGGACGTGACGGACAAGCCCGCAAAGCCTCCGACCGATTGGGAGGCGATCGAGAAGGAATATCGCGCCGGCCAATTGTCCGAGGCGCAGATTGCGCGCCAATACAACATCAGCCGCGCCGCCATTCAGAAGAAAGCCAAGAAGAACGGCTGGAATCGTGACCTGTCCGAAAAGGTTCGGACTGAGGTAGCAGCTCGGCTGGTTGCAGAAGGGTTGCAGGAAGCGCGGGGGTCTGCAACCATTGAGATGGCCGCTGCTCGTGGCGTCGCGCTGGTTCGCGAACATCGCCAAGATATTGGCACGAACCGCAAGGCCGTTACGAAGCTGATCGACGAGCTTCATTCGGTCATTGAGCACCGTGGCGAGATCGAAGAAGATATTGAAGCCGAAACGGCGGACGACAAGGGCGGCAAGCGGCGGGCACGGATGCTGGCGGCTGTTGCGCTTCCTAGTAGGGCACAGACCGCATCGACGTTGGCTCAGGCGTTGAGAACTCTCATTCCGCTAGAGCGCCAGGCGTTCAGCCTCGATAAGCCGGACGATGGACCGGATGACGCCGCGCAACGTGTGGCGACCGCAACCGAAGAATTGTTTAACCGCCTTGACCGTCTTGCGGCACGCAAGGACTAGGAGCGCCAATTGCTGTCGCGGGCTGAGCGGTTCGCTTTGCTTCCGGAGATGGAACGCAGAGCGATCATCGAAGCGATGCCAGCCGACGAAAGAGAAGAACTCCTATTCAACTGGTCATTCTGGGGGCGTCCGAAACAGTTTGCTCCGGCGGGTGATTGGGCGACGTGGCTGATCCTTGCCGGCCGTGGTTTCGGCAAGACCCGGTGTGGTGCTGAGTGGATCAGGTCACTGGTCTGCGGGGCAACGCCAATGGCGCCCGGAACCATAAAGCGCATTGCCCTCGTTGGCGAGACGGCGGCTGACTGTCGTGATGTTATGGTGGAAGGCGACAGCGGCCTGTTATCGGTCCACCCAAAAGACTTTCGCCCGCATTATGAGCCGTCCAAGCGGCGTGTGACATGGCCCAACGGGGCCGTTGCAACGCTTTACAATGCGGTTGAGCCGGATCAGCTCCGAGGCCCGCAACACGACGCGGCGTGGTCCGATGAGCTCGCAAAATGGGCCTATGCTCAGGAGACGTGGGACAATCTTCAGTTCGGTCTTCGCTTAGGGGATGATCCCCGGCAGATCGTGACGACCACGCCGCGGCCAATAAAGGCATTAAAGGACATAGTGGCCGATCCGCGGACGGTCGTGACACGCGGGTCGATGAACGAGAACAGGGCCAATCTCGCACCCTCATTCATCAGCAAGATCGAGGCCCGCTATGCCGGCACAAGGCTGGGTCGGCAAGAGATCGATGCGGAAATTCTGGATGACGCGCCAGACGCGCTCTGGAAGCGGGCCGACATTGACGCCAGGCGCATCGCCAAGGGCGGGCACCTGCCCGATATGCAACGGGTCATCATCGCCATTGACCCAGCGGCGTCGTGGGGCGGATCAGGCGACAGTGACGGCGGCGCCGAAACAGGCATCGTGGTTGCCGGCATTGGCGTTGACGGGCGCGGATATGTTCTGGCTGATGTTACGTGTGCGATGGACCCGCATGGCTGGGCAACGCGCGCAATCGCAGCCTATGACGAATTTGACGGCGACGCGATCGTGGCCGAACGCAACCAGGGCGGCGACATGGTGGAGGCCGTCATTCGGTCCGTTCGCCCGAATGCGCCGGTTCTAACAGTTCATGCCTCGCGTGGTAAGGTGACACGCGCCGAACCGATTGCGGCGCTCTATGCGCAAGGCAGGGTTTCTCACGTCGGCTCATTCCCGGCGCTTGAGGATCAAATGGTGGTTTTCACTCCGTTTGGTATCAACCCCGGCGATCGAGGCAAGACCACGACCGGCGACCGTGTGGATGCGCTTGTGTGGGCGCTGACTAATCTGTTCCCATCGATCATCCATTACAGTCCACCCAAGCAAGTCACGAAGGTAAAGACGGACGGCTGGGCCAAAGCCTTTGCCGATCGTGACGGACCAACTTCCAACTGGAAAGTCGGGTAACCCCTCAATGGCCATTGATCCGAATGCGATGCTGCCCGCACAGGGGCAGCAGCCGGGTACGCTTGCCCAGATGGCAGCGGGAGATTACGCTGGCGGTCAGACCATCGAGCCGGAAGAACCAGCCTACCAGGCCCCGATTGCGCACTCCACGCTCGTCCAGTGGTTTGAAGACTCCGAGGAAGCGACGATCGATAGCCGTTCCCTATCGGAACGGGACCGGGATTACGTCGACAACAAGCAGTTCACCGCCGCCGAACTCAAAGCCCTGGAGAAGCGCGGCCAGCCAGCCATCATCATCAACCGCATCAAGTCCAAGCACCAATACTTGATGGGGTATGAGGCGACACAGAGAACGCAGCCGCGAGGCTTTCCCCGCACGCCCAACGATGAAGCCGCCGCTGATGCCTGCTCGGATGCTCTCCGCTTCGTCGGTGACAAGGCCGACATCACGCAACGGTTCTCCCAGGTCTGGGACAACATGCTGGTCGAGGGCTACGGCGGCGTTGAGCCCAAGGTCGAGCGCAACTCAAAAGACCCGAACAAGTGGGATATCAGCGTCGGCCAGGCGCACTGGGACCGCACGTTCTACGATCCCCATTCCCGCGAACATGATTTTGAGGATGCACGCTACAAGGGCCTCGTCGTCTGGATGGACGAAGACGAAGCCTTGGCAATGTACCCCGATGCGCAGGAGATCATCGCGCACACGATCTCCGAGGACGCCTATAAGACCTATTCCGACCGCCCTGCATGGAAAGCATGGGCCTCAGGTGGAAAGCGCAAGCGCGTTCGCATTGTGCAGATGTACTACAGCTTTGGCGCCCAGAAGGACTGGCACTGGTCGATTTTCACCAAGGGCGGCGTGATTCAGGAAGGCGCAGTCCCCTATCGGGATGATGACGGGGTTTCTCTTTGCCCGTTGATCCTGCAGTCGGGGTTCGTTGACCGCGAAAACAACCGCTATGGCTTTGTCCGGCAGTTGATCGGACCTCAGGACGAGATCAACAAGCGCCGATCGAAAGCCTTGCACCTGTTGATGAACCGGCAGACCCGGAGCGTCAAAGGCGCGATCGATGACGTCGATCATATGAAGGCCGAGCTATCCAAAGCCGACGGCCATGTCGAAATCAACAACCTGGGCAATGTCCCGGATGCGTTCGGGGTGATTGATACGACGGCGCAGCTTGCTGGCAACGTCGAACTTGCCAACGAAGCGAAGTCGGAAATCGACCTGATGGGGCCGAACGCGGCACTCGCAGGCAAGCAGGACCAATCCGCTTCCGGCCGTGCCGTTCTCGCCTCGCAACAGGGCGGGCAGATCGAACTCGCGATCCTGATGGACCGCCAGCGGCACTTCAAACACCGTGTTTATAAGCTGATCTGGGCCATGATCCGCCAGTATTGGACGGCCGAGACGTGGATCAGGGTCACGGACGACGAGAACAACCTGCGTTTCGTCGGTCTCAACCGTCCTGTGACGTTGGCGGAAGACCTGTTGAGCCAAGCCACGGACAAGGGCATCGACCCGGAACAAGCGCAGCAGCAAATGAGGCTTCGGGCGCAGCAGGACCCGATGTTCGCTCAGCAGCTTGGGCAACCCGTCCGCACCGAGCATGTCCCGGCTGATATGAGCATGGACATCATCCTTGACGACGTTCCTGACACTGCAAATATCCAGCAGGAACAGTTCAGTATGATGGTTGATCTCGCCAAAACAGGCGCGGTCCAGTTCACGCCGGAACAGTGGATCGAGATGTCCGGCCTGCACAACAAGGCGGGCATCCTCAAGAAGATGGGCGATCAGAAGCCCGATCCTGCGAAGCAGGCCGCCACACAGGCGCAGCTCGAAAAGGTTCTCAAGGATCTCGAAAAGACGAACGCCGAGATCGACAATCTCAAAGCGCAAGCGGCATTGAACTATGCGAAGGCGGATCAGACCGCAGCATCGACCGTCATTCAAACGCCGACGTTGCTTCCGCCGCAGTCCATTCCGCAAAGCCAGCCGCAGCCACAGGCTCAGCCGGTGCAACCGCAACAGGCCCCACAGCAGCAGCCGAACATCCGGCAGGTTTATCCGCCGCCGCAGCAAGCCTCGGGGTTCTAACTAACATATCATTCCGCGTTTCAGAGCCCGCCCTAACCCGGCGGGCTTTTTGTTTTGGTGCGTCCCGCCGCCGGGGAACGGGCGTCTCGCACACGCCAGCGACACAGGCGTTTTGAAGGACCACTCATGACAGCAACGACATTGGAGAGTCTTCTCGAAGGCGCCGTCCAAAACCTAAGGGCGGAGCAAGCTTCCCCATCCGCAGAACCAGCGCACGAGCCAGAGCCAAGCGCCCCGGCCCCGCAAGCTGCACCAGAACCGGAAGGGACGGGCGTAAAGGATGGGACGCCGCCATCTCATGAGGATGAACCCGCCGATGCCGAAGGCCGATTGAAGGCCCTGATAGGCGAACGGAAAAAGCGCCAAGAGACAGAGCAGAAGCTCAGCGAACGCGACAAGGAATTCGCTGAACTCAAAAAGAGGTTGGAAGACGTTGAGGGACGCGGGCAACCGCAATCTCAACAGCCGACACCGGCCGCCAAGCCGGCAGAGGTTCCCGATCCCTGGCTCGATCCTGAGGGCTATGCCCGACACATTCAGGCCGAAACGGAGAAACGGACCTTCGCAACGCTCGTCACCGTCAGCCAGGGCGTCATGCGCTCGAAGCACGACGATTATGACGACGTTGAAAAGATCTTCCGCGACGAGTGCAAGTCCAATCCGTATCTCGCCAAGCAGCTTAGGGACTCCGCCTTTCCGGCGCAGTTTGCCTATGAGCAGGGCAAGAGACTGATGGCCTTGCGCGAGATCGGGGACGATCCCGCAGCCTTCAGAGCCAAGATCGAGGCCGACATCAAAGCCAAGATCGAAGCCGAGAAATCTGCGCCGCCTCCCTCTGCTCAGCCGAGCCCGGCACCCGCCGCATCGGCACCTCCAACGCCACAACCGCCGCCCCCACCGCCGTCGTTGGCGGGAGTCACTTCGAGTGCGCCGCGAAAAGCCACGGCCAAGTTCGAAGGGCCGACGCCTCTGGATGCAATCTTAAAATAATGGAGGGCCATCATGGCCGAGACAGCTGTTCCCTCAGGTATGACCGTCCAGCAGTGGGACGATCAGTACTTCCAGGAATACTACAATAAGAACTGGTTCAAGAAGTTCATGGGCACCGGATCGTCTTCGATGATCCAGGTCCGTGAAGACCTGACCAAGAAGCCTGGTGACTCGATCACCTTCCAGTTGATCAACAACCTCACGGGCTCCGCAAAGGGCGCGACCGAGGATCTGGAAGGTCAGGAAGAAGACCTGATGCTTCGTTCGCACAAGGTCACGGTGGCCGAATTCAGCCATGCCGTGAAGTGGTCGAACTTCGAAGCGCAGAAGACCGCGATCGATCTTCGTTCGGCACACAAAGACGCCTTGATGAGCTGGAACCGCCGACTTGAGCGGGATCAGATCATCGCGGCCCTGATGTCGATCGATGGCGTTGCTTATGCTGATGCCTCGGAAGCCGCGAAGGATGCCTGGCTGGCGAACAACTCTGACCGGGTGTTGTTCGGCAAGACCAAGAGTAACAACGCCAGCAACGATCACTCTGCGGCGTTGGGCAACATCGACGCGACAGACGACAAGCTGACGCCGGGTGCCATTTCGCTGATGAAGCGCATGGCAAAGCAGGCAACGCCGAAGATCACGCCGTTCGTGCCCCGCAGCGCCGTTTCGGACTCGGACGCTTATGTCCTGTTCGCAAACAGCTATGCGATGCGCGATCTGGCGAATGACTCGACGTTCGTTCAGGCCAACCGCGAAGCTCGGGAACGTGGCAACTCGAACCCGTTGTTCGATAGCGCCGACTATCTCTGGGATAACGTCTTCATCTACGAGATCGAAGACATCCCGACGCTCGGCGCCGTTGGCAATGGCAGTGCCATCGTGGCTCCGGTGTTCTTCTGCGGCGCTCAGTGCCTCGGAGAAGCCTGGGCCATGCGTCCGACGACGGTCGCCCGCAACGACATCGACTATGAGCGCAAGAACGGTCTCGCCATCAAGCAATGGTCGAAGATCGAGAAGCTGCGCTTTGGTTCGGGTTCGACCGATACGGCGAACTCGAAACAGAACGGCCTCGTTACAGGATATTTCAGCGCCGCGCTCGACTCGTGATGAGAGGGCGGGAGCAATCCCGCCTTTTCCTTTTCTCTTTTCCATTCATCGAAGGACCTCATCGCTATGGCAACAGTCACAGCAAATCAGAATGCCTTGCAGCCCCCGACTGGGGGGTTCCACGGCAACCTCAAGGTCGCCTATGGCAAGTATACCTACGGTGCAGCACCGAGCGCCAACGACCTCGCAAACCTGTTCAAGCTGCCGAAGAACGCACTCGTCGTCGGCGGATATTTGATGACCGACGACATCGACTCCGGCACCGAGACGCTGGAAATCGATGTCGGCTGGACCGCTAACGGCGGCGCCCAGACGGACGGTGTGCGCACCAACGACGGCACGAGTTGGACCAATGACGGCTATCAGGCTGTCTCTGCCGGATTCGTGGACTCCGGCGTCCTCTCTGGTGATGCGATCACCGACCTTACCCCTGCCGGCCAGAACTTCCGCCCCTTCCAGTTGAAGACGGGACCGAAGTTCTTCACCGAGGAAACTCAGGTGCAAGCCAAGATCACCGCTGCGGCCAATGCTGGCGGCACCGGCACGGTCTACGTCGTCGCTCACTACATCATGATCTGATCATCACAAGCACAGAGGGAAGGATGGGCGTGGCTCTCAAGGCTGCGCCCGTCTTCTTTTTTGGCGAGGAGCCCAATCAATGGAAGCCACCTTCATCGGCAATCCGGCAGATGAGAAGGACGCAGCAACGTCGATCAGGATGTTCGATGTTCTATTCCCTCTCAATGTCCCGGTTGAATTGCCGGAAACACTGACACCGGCACAGGTGAAGAAACTCGCCGGCAACAATCATTTCGTCCTCGATGGCTACGAAGCGGAAGCGGAGGTGAAGCCAACCTCAAACGGCAGCATCGGCACCGATGCGTCGGCTGAGAATGTCTCGGCTGCTGCTGTCAGCACCATTGCGCGTGCAAAGCCCCGCCGGGCAAAAGCGGAGGGTTAACATATGGCGGCGTTCGCGAAGTTCAATCCTTTCGTTGAATATGCCTTCGAAAAGGCCGTCAACCTCGGCTCCGATACGCTGAAGGTGATGCTGACGAACACGGCCCCGACATCAAGCAACGGCCTCAAAGCCGACTTGACGGAGATTTCGTCGGGGAACGGCTACACGTCAGGCGGCACGGCAGCAACGATCTCGTCGTCGGCGCAAACGTCAGGAACCTACAAGCTCGTGGTTGCCGATGTGGTGTTCACTGCATCCGGTGGAAGCATCGGGCCGTTTCGTTATGCCGTGCTCTATGACGACACCAGCACGTCCGATGTGCTGATCGGATATTGGGACTACGGGTCTAGCATATCGCTGGCTGACGGCGAATCGTTCACCGTGGATTTTCCAAGCGACACAGGGGTTCTACAGGCGGCTTGACACACCTTCTGACAGGATGCGCTCCATCGGCCATCCTGCGTTCAATCGGTAAAAAAGCGTTGTCAGCTTAACTCCAGAGCGTCGTGACCATTCGGAAATAGAAAGACACTCGCCGTTGTGTTCAATAAAGCGCAGGTTCGGCTTGTTCGCTGCCCCGTCAGATGGTTTTGAAAGCGCGTCTTCCGTGCTCCATCCCGCATTTAGACGATGGACAAGGGCTCTTACAGGAAGACCGTTCTCTTCAGCCCAGTCGTGCACGCTCTTTGTTTCGCCGCGGTATGTCAGACACCGGCTGTCTCGGCGGTTGCGAGCCTGCTGATTGAGTGTCGCCCATCTGCAATTGCCCGGCTCATAGTTCCCGTTCACATCGATGCGGTCGAGTGACATTCCATGCGGCTTCTCGCCCATGTCGCGAACGAAGTTGCTAAACTCTCGCCATTCCTGGCAAACCGAAATGCCTCTTCCGCCATAATGCCTGAAGCCATTAGCGTTTTGGTCTGAACAGCGAGAGATCATTGCGGCCCATGTTCTGTAGGTTCGTGAAATTCCCTTTGTCGCATGACCGTGTTTGGTGCTCATCGCGATGGTTTGCTCGATCTTGAGACAGCCGCAAGACCGTGTGTGCCCACACTTCAAAGCAGCGGCTTGCACAACGAGTTCACTGCCGCAGTCACAACGGCAGTTCCATCGCGTTTGACCGGCCTTAGAGGTTTCCGCGCGCGAAAGAACTGTTAGACGCTCGAATTTCATGTCCGTCATATCGAAGAGTTTCGTCACGATTCCGCTCCTGAAATTTGAGCGGAAATCATATCACAAAGCACGCCAAAAATCTCGAAAAAGCCCGTATTTACAGGGGAAATCGCATGACCGCCATGTTCACGCCGGACGCCATGCGCGCCCGCTTTCACCAGCTTCGTGCCGAGATCAAGGATATCGAAACGAAATCGGCACCGCTGCGCCAGGAATACGATCGCGTAGCGCAGACGATGGAAGCCAAGTGCAAGGAACTCGCAACCAAGTTCAAGGCCATCGAAGAACCGCTGTTTGAAAAGAAAAAGGAACTGGGGCTTTTGGTGAAGGCCCTTGGTGGCAAGACCGGAAATCCGAACTGAGCCAGCGAACCGCTAGGGATATAGCAAAGTGCTAGGATTTGCACCGCTCGGCGCCACGGCTTTAGGGCGTTATGATACCGCGCAAACCTATGCGCTTGAGGCGCAAGTCGGGGCGTTCGGTATCATCGGGTTTGATGCTGAAATCACCAGGACGCATCCCGATCTCGTCGCGGAATCCGGACTCTTTGCGCTTACTGGCAAGAATGTCGGTCTCTATTACGGTCATCTTGTTACGGCGGCGCGCGGCACATTCAGCCTCACCGGGCAGGACGCCTCGTTCCATCGGAACTACGCGGTCAAAGCCGGGGCCGGATCGTTCAGTCTCACCGGCCAAGCCGCGCAGAAGATCCGAACTTATATCTTTCCTGCCGCCGCCGGGTCATTCATCTACACCGGCAAGCCTGCCAATCTCGAACAAGGCCACGTTCTCAAGGCAGCGTACGGGGTATTCGTCGTTACCGGAGAGACCGCTGAGACGCTGCGCCAATATCCTCTGCACGCCAACAAAGGTACATTCACACTCGCTGGCCAATCGGCAGCCTTCGATTGGGTTCATATCCTGAAGCCAGAAGCTGGCGTGTTCGAGATCACCGGAGACGCGGGAAGCGGCACCAATCTCAAGCGGTTCAAGCGTCATGCGCGCCCGACCGGCTATGGCGTTACGCCAATGGCGGCAACGGCCCTGTCGAGCGGTCCGTTCCGCGCCCGTGGACAGGCAACCGGACCGTTTCGCGCTCGTGCGGTAAGTGGAGACTGATCCATGCTGGCGCCAGGCAAGCATTACATCGGAGATGTGATCCGGCTGGCGGTCAACTATTCGACCGCCGGGACCGATGTTGACCCGGATGGCGTAACGCTGTCGGTCATGCACCCGGATGGCGTCGTCGTCAGCTACATCTACGGCACCGATGCCGAGATCGGCTATACCGATACCGGAGATTATTATTGCGACTACGTGATCCCTGAGAAATCAGGCCGCTACCGCTTTCGCTGGGTATCAACGGGCGACGGCACCACGTCCGCCCTTGAGGGCGATTTCCTCGTCCAGCATTCCGCGTTCTTCGACGACGTGCCGCGTCTCTATGGGTGCTAGCCAATGGCTTACGATCTAACCGATCTCGCGGAAGCCGTTCTGCGGCAGATGGCGGTCATCGACGCGACGGAAAGCCCGGACAGCGTTGACTCCGATTTCGTCATTGACGTTTACGACCAGAAATATGCCGAGTTGCAAGCGCCGGGATTGGAACTCGTCTACTGGAAGCAGGACGAAATTCCTGAGGCTATTTTTCTGACCATCCGTGACCTCGTTATCAACGAGTGCTCGGGGGCCTTTGGCGAGCCGACACCGCCTGAAACAAAGGATGCGCGGGAAACCATCATTCTCAAGCGCCTGCGCCGTCACGTCAGCCGTCCGGCAACAGGCAATCCGAACCGCGCGCAATACTTCTGAGGGGCCACATGGCAGAAACCCAGCTTTCCCTCGTTCCGCGTCTTGCCGATACGCACGCCAATCTGAGCGTGGTTGAATATCTCGAAGAATTTCTCGAAGCGGCCAAGGCCGGGGAGATCGTTGGCATTGCCATTGTCGGTTATGACAAAGGTCGCAGTATTCAAAGCGTTGCTATTCCCGGCGAAAACCCGACCCTGTTGCTTGGCGGTATAACCCGTCTGTCGCATCGCGTTGCGAACTACGCGGAGTGATTGCCATGAGCAAAGAAAAAATTCGAGCCGCGATGGAAGCGGCGGGCCTCGTGCTGCCCAAAGTCATTCCGTTTCTGAAGCGGGACAGCTCCAAAACTTACGATCTCTATGCCGGGCCTTATGGCGCGACCAAGCATGTTCGCATCCACGCTGATTGCGACCATGACGAACTGCAGGCCGCGTTCGAGGCATTGAGGTAATCAGGCAATGACCAAGACGCCGGTTTCCCTCGGGGTTCAATCGAACCCCGGTCGCGTTCCCGCTGCGGGCGTGGCGCGTCTCATCAATTGCTACGCCGAAGATGCCGGCAACGAAGGCAAGGTGCGGTTTCCGATCTATGCCGCCAACGGCTACACGAGTTTTTCCACGCTTTCCGGCGGTAGCGCCGTGCGCGCGGCGATGGATTTTGACGAAACCCGCCTCTACGTCGCGGCTGGCGATAAAATCTGGAAGGTAACAAACGCCGGAACCTCAACGCTGGTTTCGGGAACGATCTCGACAGGCGGCGTCGTTACGATGGCCCGCAACCGCAAGGCGCCGGATGCGCAAATCGGCATCGTCACGTCGGACGGGCATTACTACATCCTCGACACATCTGACGATACGCTGACGGAAATCGTCATGCCGGTCGATTCCGCAGCGGTCGTCGCCCTATGCGTCTTCATTGGCTACTTCGTGCTCTTTACCGCCAACGGCGAATTTTATGTCACCGATTTGGATGACGGGACGGGGATTGACGATCTGAACTTCGCCGCGGCGGAAGCCAACCCGGACGGCGGATCGGCATGTGCCACGCGCGGGCAGGATCTTGTTTTATTCGGACCAAAGTCTGTCGAATTTTGGTCGGTTGCGGTCGATGCGGATTTTCCGGTCCAGCGTGCCGCTTCGATCAATATCGGCGCGTGGCTCAAATCCTGCGTGTGCAGCCTTGTCACCGTCAAGGACGGCGGCATGACCGATACGCTGGCCTTTCTCGGGACCAACTCCGAGGGGGCCTTTCTCGGGGTCATGCTGCTTGACGGCTATGGCGCCGCGAAGATTTCCACCGCCGAAGTCGAGCGCGTAATCAAGAACGAAACCGACCCCGATACGATCCGGCTGTTCCCGCACACCGAGAACGGCCATGTGTTCCTGATCGTCACCGGATCGACGTTCACGCGCGCCTATGACACGACGACAGGTTTCTGGCACGAACGCAAAAGCTCGGGGCTTGATCGCTGGCGGGCCATCACATCAACGGCTTTCGCCGGCAAGGTCATCCTTGGCGATTACAACGCCGGGGCGCTCTATGAATCGCGCGGCGATCTTTACAACGCATCTGAGGCTTGCACGATCCAACTCCGTCATTCCAACGACAACGGCGAGACGTGGAACGCGACGCGGACAAAGACGATCTCGGATTCGTCCAACCCGGCACAGCGGATCAAGTTCAACCGGCTCGGCATGTCGAAGCAGGGCGGCAAGGTTCTGGAATTGACCGTTACTAAGGCACTCAGAGAAGGAACGGACGACGTGTCGATGATCGTCACGACGCCCGCCGTTCATTCCTACCCGAATCCGATGAAATTCGACGCGCTTTACGTCGATGCCATTACCGGGGTTTCAAAAACGTCGGAGCCGAAGGGTCTGATGCAGCTCACAATTGACGCCAGGAGCGTGCAAGGCTGATGGCAGACGGATCAACCACGGTCCCTCAAATCGCGCTGCCGAGCCAATCTGAGCCGATTATCGACCGCTACAGGCGGTGGACTCCAAACTGGTGGAAGTGGATCAAGCCGCTTCTCGAAATCACCAACGACAATTCAAAGAAGCTGGCGGCGCAAGCGACGAACATCGACACGATCAACGCGGCGATCGAGCAGGAACAGACAGTCAGGGCCGATGAAGACGCGGCGCTTGCCAGTCAGATCGATACCATCTCGGCCAACTACCAGTCGGCCGATGATCTGCTTGAAGCCTCGTTTACTTCACAAATCCAGAGCGAGCAAACGGCCAGGGCCAGTGCGGACGGGGCGCTAACGACCCGGATTGATAATATCGAGTCCGACTATCAGGCCGCCGACTTCACGCTGCAATCGAACATATCGAGCGAAGCAACGGCCAGGGCCAGTGCCGATGGTGGCTTGTCGGATCGCATCGATACGGTTGAGACGAATTACCAGACCGCCGACAGCACACTCAATGCCGCGATCACAAGTGAAGCAAGCGCCCGTGTTGCCGGGGATGGCGTCAATGCGACGAACATCTCGACGGTAACAAGCCAGGTCGACGATCTGACGACAACGGTCACAGAACAGACGACCTCGATCAACGGCGTGCAGGCGAAGTGGGGCGTCAAGATCAACAGCAACGGCCGGGTAACTGGCCTTGAACTCAATTCCGGCCTCGACAACCTGACGACATTTGCCATTCTCGCCGATCACTTCGTTATTGTGCATCCGACGCTCAACGGCACGACGATCCAAGCGTTCATTGCCGGACTGGTCAACGGCGTCGCCTCGGTCGGCATCAATGGCAACCTAATCGTTGATGATACGATTACCGCCGACAAGATCGTCGCCAACACCCTGTCGGCCATCACCGCAAACCTCGGAACGGTGACGGCGGGGCTGATCCAGAATCCAGCGGGCACGTTGAAGTTCGATCTGCCGAATATGCGGCTTTACCGGACAGACGGTAAGTTCGATCTCAACGCCAGCGCCAATACCTTCGTGATGAAGCCCTAGATGGCATCTCCGAGGCTTGTGGTCGATGGCAATACCAGCCGCGCCGCGATCATGATCAACGCCGATCCGGGAGATACAGCGGCCAATATAGCCGACCCGTCGTTCGCTGATCCTCTGGCGAATTTCGGTGACTGGAAATGGGCCGGGCATCCGGACGTTGATTACCTCGGGATTGTCTCAGCCAAAACCGGAAGCGTCCCGTTCTATGTAAACGCTGGCGGATGGGTTTTGCAAGAAACGCCACCGCCAGATGTTGCGCCCTACAAGTATCGAAGAACGCTCTTTGCGCACGGTCTCAGCTACACACCGATCGTTATAGGCTATCTGACTGTTGACGGACACAATCTGCCGCTTGCTGGGGATTCTTACTTCAATATTCCAAGCGGGTCAGATCAGGGCTATCACGTTTTCAACGTCTACGCCGACGCGACCAACGTTTACCTCTATACGGAAATCAATGGCGGCAACTTTCGCCCCTCATCGGGTCCGGTCTACAATTATACTGTCTATGTCTGCAACATGGGGCTGGACGGAAGCGGGAACCTCGTCCGGCCGCCGCTCAATTCCGGGTTTGAGGCGTCAGGTTCGCGGCTACGTTGCGGCCGGTTCGATACCAATTACGGGTACTTCTACAAGGACACGAGCGGCGCCGTTCCGATCTATCGCGGCCGGTCGCTGAGCATCGATATTGGGAGATACCCATCGAGTTCGACGACCCACGCCCTCGGCTACGTCTTCAATGTCAACGGCTACAACCTCACCAGCAAACGCACGCTATCAACGACTGACGACATCGGATGGAACTGGCCGGGAACGGATTCTTCCGCCGCCTCGCTCCAGAAAATGTCCGCCGCCATGCCAGCGGCATCTCCGGCTTTCGACGCCGGATCGGGGCGGATCACGTTCGGCAATGTGCTCGATACCGACCGCAACATGTTTCTGATCTCGAACGCATTGCTGAACAAAACGGTGACGATTCCGTCACGCACAGTCACCAGCCTAACCTCGTACCTCAATGAGACGTTGACCTATGACCTTGGCAGCGTTCACCCAAATGCCACGGACGTTCTCGGACTCGTGACGTTCGATGGGCAAACACGGTCCTTGGGCGGAACGAACGTCGTCTACTTCCAGAACTTACCGATGCGTGGCTCACGCTATCAGGAGCAATCTGGGAACGTCAGCCAGTTGGCGGCAACACTGTTCTTTTACATCTCCATATCCGGCGGGAAACTCGTTCTGACCGCCAAGCGTAAAGTCCCGCGCTTGACCAATACGCGCACGTATCGCGGGACAACGATCAAGGTCAACGCACTCGTCGGCGCATTCGACTACTAATCTTCAGAGGGCATCATGGGTCTTTTCTCGACGCTGTTTGGCGATGATTCCGGCGCGCGTGACGAATTGCGACGTGCGCAGGCGGCGGCTCAGAAGCGCCTCGATGCGGCACGAGCGGAAGCAAAAGGCCAAATCACCACATCGACGGGACAGGCCATCGGCACGCTTGGCTCCGGCTATGATTCCGCCATCGATACCGCCAATCAAGGGTATGATACGAGCCTCGATGCGCTGACCCAAGGTCTGACGGATTCTACACAGACGCTTCGCGATGCGGAAACCAGCGCTACCAACTACGTCAATCAGGGCGCTGATGCTGCGCGGACGGCCTATGGCAACGCCAACGATGCGATCGAGGGCGCTGCCGCGGCTGGGCGCAGCCTTGCGCAGCCCTATATCGACAGCGGCACGAAGGCTAACGACCTTTACAACACCGCCCTTGGCTTGACCGGATCGCCCGAAGACGCGGCGGCGTTCTTTGACAACTATGCCGCCAACGATCCCTTTCGCGAATACAACGCCGAACTCGCCAATAAAGCGATCATCCAGGCGCAGAACGCCGCGGGCATGAAGAACTCAGGTCGAACCGATCTGGCCTTGTCCCGCGCCAATCTGGAACGCGGTTCGACCGATCTGAACAATTACCTCGAACGCCTGAACAACGTCGCGACGCGCGGCTTGCAGGCGTCGGACAGCCTTGCGGGACGCGAACAGAACGCCGGGGCGCAGACGGCGGGGGTCTTTGGCAACATCGCCAATCTGGAAACCAACACCGGCAATTCTCTTGCCGATATTGCGACGAACACCGGCAACAACGTCGCGGGATTGCAAACGGGCTTCGGTAAGGATTCAGCCAACCTTTCAACCAATCACGCCAATCAGGTTTCGGGCTTGGAAGTGAACAAGGGAACGGGGATTTCAAACCTTCAACTTGGACAAGGCAATGCCCTGGCGAATATCGCGCTGAACTCCGGGGATCAGGACGCTGCGAACAGGCTGAACCTCGGAAACGCGATGGCACAGAGCAGGGCGAACAGCGGCATTTTCAACGATCTCGCTCAGGCTGCCGGAACGGCGATGAAAGCGTTTGCGCTTTAAGGCAAAGAGGCAACTAATGGCTGATTTTCACTGGACCCCGGCAAGATTGCCCGCGCTGCAAATGCCCGAGCGACAACGCTTGGACCTTTCTCCGATCAATGAAGGACTGGATGCACTCGCCAAGTCCAACAAGGAAGCGAAGGACCTCGCCATCCGGCAAGCGGCCGGCGCCAAGATCGCGGCGGGGGACACGTCAGGAGCGGAGAACGAGCTGTTCAACGCCGGCTATCTCGATCAAGGCATCAACCTACAAAACACCGCCGCAACGCAGAAACGGAATGCGGCACAGGATCAGGCGGTGTTGGTCAATCGCGTCGGTGGCCTGTCACAGATCGGCTTGAGCGAAACTGACCCGAACCGCAAGGGCGCCATTCTCAATCGCATGTTCGCGCTTGATCCAAAAATGAAGTCGGCGTTTGAGGCGGACGGGATTGATACCTCAAACCCGGATGCGGTGTTCTCGCACGGGATTTCAGAAGCGCAAGGTTACAAGGGGTATCAAGACCCCAACGATCTGGAAGCGCAGAAGCTGGGTCTTGAGAAGGACCGAGCCTCGATCGATCTGGCGCGGGCGCAGGCCGAGGCTGCGCGGCAGAAAGCCGACGATCCGCTCGCGACGTTCCTCGCCAGCAAACTCAATCCGCAACCGGGACAGACAGCCGCTCCCACACGATCGCAGCCGCCGGCGACATTCCAGCCGCAATCATACGAGGGAGCACCGCAGCAGCCGATGCTGCAACCGGCCAGCAATGTCACCATCACACCGGGCCAGCCGCCGCAGCCTGCCCCTGGCGTCGTTCTAACGGGCAATGAGACATCAACGCCAGAGACTCCGGCCCCAACGCCTCAGCCGCAGTCACCGGGAGCCGTCTATTCGCTCCCCGGCAATGAGATCGTGCAAACCCCGCTCGGTCCCATGAGCCGCGACCAAGCCCGCACGATCGGCGCTTTGTCGGCGGCACGAGGCCGTGGCGAATTTGGCAAGATGATGATCGATGCGGCCTCTGGCGGCCAGCAGAAGCTCGGCCAGACCGGCGCCAATCAGAACGACAAAGATAGTGTGGCGACCGTCAACCAGATCGCCGCGCTCGACAACATCAAGAAGTCTTACGATCCGAAGTTCCTCAATATCCAGAACCGGCTTGGCTATGCCTGGAACGGCCTCGTCTCAAAACTCGGCAATATCAAGCCGGAAGATGCGCAGGATCTGAAGAACTATACGACTTTCCGGCAGTCGTCGTTCAAGGTCGTGAACGATACCCTGAAAGCCATGTCGGGCGTCGCTGTCACGCCGCAGGAAATGGAGCGCCAGCTTCAAGTCTTGCCGAACCCCGGACAGGGAATCGGAGACGGCGACTCCCCGCCTGAGTTCGAAGCCAAGCTGGATAATTCCATTGCCTGGCAGAAAGCCGCGTTTGCACGGCAAAACTATCTCCGATCTCAGGGCTTCCAGGGCAAGCCGTGGGAAGCGGGTATTGCCGTCAATGATATGCCGCAGATCATCAACCAACGCGGCCAGCAGCTTCGGCAGCAGCTTCAGCAGCAGTTCCCGAAAGCATCCCCGATGCAGCTCGATCAGACGGTAACAAAGAAGATCAAGCAGGAGTTCGGAATTTGACCGATTACTTCGCGCTCGCAACCGGCATCGGCCAGCCCGATCAGGAACAGCGCCGTCAGCCTGACGCACCCGCGCCACAAGGCGGGCTCAAGGGCGGCATTGGTCCGCGCTATGATGACTTCGCCAATCTGAGAACGCCACAACAGGCGGCGCAGCCTCAGCCGTCCGCCGTTGCTTCGCCGGAACGGTCCGCGCCGCAGGAAGCCAGCATTGTTCCGGTCGTCGATTACTTCAAGGCCGCAGCCGGTGTTGGCGGCGACAGTACTGCGGAGCCAACGAACGCGCCCGATCCCAATGCGACGCCTGATGCCTCAACATGGCTCGGACGCCGTATGCAGGACATAGAAGGCAAGCAGGATCATCGGTTCAAGGATGTGGGGACCGTTTTCGATCAGTTCCCCGGTGAGTTGGAATCTCCTACCGCCGCAGCCGCGACGTTCGGCGCCGATGACGCGGCGATGGGCGACATCATTCAGAAAAACCTTGGCGACAAGTTCATTCGCCGGGAGAAAGACGCCAACGGCTACGACATCTTTGTAACCCGAGGCCCGGACGGTCAGGAGCAGATGGGCTATGTGAACAAGCCCGGTCTTGACCTTCAGGATGTAGCCCGCGCCGGATATGGATCATTGCCTTATCTCGCGGTGGGAGGCGTAACGGGCACCGCGCTGAAAGGAGCGGGCGTCGGTCTGCGGATGCTTGGCCAATTCGCCGGTAATGCCGGAACGAGCATTGCGGGCGATGTCGCGGCGACGGCGCAGGGATCGGAACAGGGTATCGATCCGACCAAGGCCGCGATTGTAGGAGGCTTTGGAGCGGCAGCAGAGCCGCTGGCGAGCACAGGGGCGGCGCTTTGGCGCAAGTTCGTCACCGTTCCGGGATTGATCGACAAAACGACCGGGCAGTTGACGACGAAGGGCATCGAAGCCGCGAGGCAGGCCGGACTTGATCCGGCGGACATTACGCCGGACTTTGCGCAATCGTTCGCGAAATCGCTGGCGACATCCGGCGACCCGGCCAACGCCGCGACACAGGCCGGACTCGAACGGTTCGGCATTCCCGCGACGGAAGGGCAAATTACCAAACTGCCTCGTCTTTTGACGCAGGAAGAAGGCATGGCGCGCGGTAACTACGGGCCGGCCGCTGAAAAAACGATGCAGGATTTCCGCCGAACACAGTCGGATGCGATCCGCTATGCTGCGTTTGGTCAGGATGCGAACAGCGCCACGCCCAATCTCGGAACAACCGCGCCCAAGCAGGGTATAGGAGAAACGCTCAATCCTGGCCGTCAGCCCGGCGGCAACCCTGCAGATCGCTTGCCCTCAGCACTCGGCAACAACGTGCAGAGCACGCTGCAACAGGCGCGGGAAGCGGCTCGCAAGCAGGAATCGGCTCTCTGGCCTGACGAGGCCCTGACGCCGAAAGCGGTTGCAACCGAAGCGCCGGATTCCATGACGCCCTTGACAGGGGTCAAGCAAACGACTTTGCAAATGGAGGCGGCGCCGCTTCTCAAAGATGCGCTGAAAAAGAACCTCGAACCGTTCGCGCACGCCATAAGTCCCGAGAACACGCCGGCATCCTACAAGATGTGGAACTATCTGAATGACTTCATGGCCGGCCGGAAACCAAACTCGGCACTTCATAACTCGCTTGGCCTTGAAGGTGCACGCGATGTTGACGGCGTTCGCAAAGCTCTTGGAATGATGCTGGATGATGCGACGACGAACACGGATCGCGCGGCGGCTCGATCGATCTATCAATCCTACACGGATTGGCTCGGTGATGCGGCAGAGCAGGGACTTCTGAACGGTGATCCTGCAACTGCGATCCAATTGGCGAAGGCGCGGGGCTTCTCCAAGGATGTGCGCAACATATTCCAGCCGAAGAATGCCGACGGAACCGTTTCTCCGGCTGGCCAGCGCATCGCGAAGCTGCTCGATACGTCAAAGACCGATAGCGGCGAGGCCGTCATCAACACGCTGCTCGGCTCTGCGGGCCAGAAAGGCGTTAGCCCCGGCACGATCAGCACCCTCAGCAATATCAAGGCCGCTCTTAAACGGTTCGCGTCTCCAGACGAAGCCAACCAGGCATGGAACGATATTCGTCTCGCGCACTGGTCGCGGATTGTGACAGGCCGAAATGGCGAGATGCTTGGACCAACCGCTATTCTGAATAACCTGAAGTCGGCCATTCAAGGCCAAAACAGCCTGATGCAGACGCTCTATGCTCCCACCGAGCTGCGGCAGATGCGGGAGTTTGCCAAGGCGCTTGAGGCTGTTTCCTTTACCCCACCGAATGCCTCCGGCTCCGGCTATGCGGCGGCACAGTTTGCGAAAGAGAGTTTGTTCCGGCTTCTGGACTCGTTCGGCGTCGGCAAGCCGGTGAGAACGGCTCTCGAATTTTCTGGCCTACCGAGTCGTTGGAACAAGGCGGCAGCAGAGCAGGCTATTCGTGCCGTTGTTCGGCCGCCACGTCCAAACCTCGCGCCCCTTGCCGGCGCTATCGGACAGGCTGACGCTCAGTCCCGGTCCCAGTAACGCTGCGACCAGACCAACACCACGACACCGACCAAAAATAACCCGATGTGATCCCATCGGTGATGCTCACGCGCCCACATCATCCACCAGCCAAGGGCGGTCATTACCAAGGTCGTCGTTAGGAATATCAGCACCGCCAGGATTCTTGGCGAGCGGCCGAGCCACAAGCGGAAGCGATCCATCGGGGATAGGAAATGTCGTCTTCGACGAAACAGCATCACTCCTTTTACCAGCCCCGGCACGCAACCGGCAAATGGAAAGGCGCTGAAACACCCAAGAAAGACGATGGCTCTCTCTATGACGTTGGTATGAGCCGACAAACGGACTCGCAGCAGCAACTCAACCCGCTTTATGAGGTCGGTAATGGCCGCTAAGACCCTTCTCGATCTTGCGGCTGAAAACCCGAAGGGATGGGGGGAAGCGCCAGCGGCGCCCGATCTCGCCAACGTCGGATCTGTTGTCTATCGCGATGAGCAGGGCAACCCCTACGATGCCAACGGCCGGCGCATTTATGAAATGCACGCGCCGCAACCTCAGCCGAGCTTGGGCGAATCTCTCCTGAACATCGCGGAAAGCCCGGCAAAGATGCTGGTCGGCGCGGTAACAGAGCCTATTAGCGCTCTGCAACGGCTGGCAGAAAACTCAGTCGATGATCAAGGCAATATCGCGATTCCAAACCCGGAGAACCCGCAGAATCAGCAGGACGTGTTGACGGGGCTGTTGTCTTTGTACGGCGGCAATGCACTGAACCCGGCCGCTGCGATTCCGAAGGGCGGCTTGGCTGCTGGTGCGCTTCGAGAGGCAGCAGAATCCGCCCCGCAGCGCATGTATCACGGCACGACGGCGGACTTCTCGACATTCAAGCCGAGCGAGTCCGGTTCGTTTGGCCCTGGTGTGTATTTTTCGTCCAGCCCGGAATACGCCTCTCAGTTTGCTTTCGAGCAAAACGGATCGCGGGTCTTTCCAGTCGATGTACAAGGCCCGCTGGCGTCGATGGAGGATTATTTTTCGTTACTGCACGCTAACGGCCGCAATCAAGCGAAGACGCTCAAGATGCTCGAAGACCAAGGCTACACCGGCATCATTACGAGCGGGGAAAGGCCAAGCCAGAACGTCACAAGCGTTTTTAAGCCGGGATCAGTGAGAAGCGCCACGACGGGCGAAACCCTATTCTCCGACACCGGCAAGCCTTCCATAGCAGGCGCCGCCGTTGCCGGAGCCGAAGCGCCTCCGGTCCAAGCCTTCCACGCAACAAACGCCAGTTTCGATAAATTCGATCCCGCTTTCACCAATGAAGTCGGATTTCACTTCGGAGACAAGGGAACCGCCAATAACCGCGCCTACATCCGTGCCAACGGCAATCCGATTTCCTACATGAAGTATCGCAATATCCCGGTTGAGATGGATATTCAGAACCCGGCCGCGATCAGCCGCGACGTGACGCCGAACTATTCCGGCCTGCCCCTCGCTAGGCAGCTCGTCAAAGACGGGATTGCACCGCCAAGCCTGATCGACGACATCTCAGGAAAACCGCAGGCCGAACAGAATGCAGCGGTTCGCGACTGGCTTGTCTCCAACGGTTACGACGCAGTGAAATACCCGAACAAGTTCGAGGGCGGCGGCAAGCCATCCTACATGGCGCTCGGCACGGGCAACGTCAAACACGCCAAGACCGGACAAGTTCTCTACAGCGGCGCTCCACCGGTTGTGCCATCAGCTTCGGATGACGATCAACCGTTGAGCCTGGCCCATCTGGCGCTGATCGCCGGACGCTAACACCACGACAAAAACTGAGGAATGGGAATGCGAGTGGCGACACTTCGCAATCGAAGCCATGCGCGCGGGGATCATAGATGACAACCGTTAAGCTCTACAACCTTGCCCGCGTTAACACAGCGACGCTGGGAACGGGAACACTGACGCTGGGATCAGCGATCACTGGCTATCTGTCGTTTGCTGATGCGGGTGTGCAAGACGGTGATGAGGTCAGCTATGGCATCAAGGACGGATCGAATACTGAAGTCGGTCGGGGAACGTATGGCGCATCCGGCGCTACCCTGACACGCGGGGCACTGAAAAGCACAAATGGCGACTCCGAGATCAACATCACCAGCGGCGTTGCTGAGGTTTACATCACACCGCTTGGCGAAGATTTCGACTTTACCGGCGATCTCGCGGCCTCGGTTTGGACCTCGACGGATGTTGCAAGCGCGTCCACATGCGATATTGGCGCGGCGACAACGCCTCTCGTCAACATCACCGGCACGACGACGATTACGTCCTTCGGCACGAGCACCGACAAGCTCCGGCGCGTGCGGTTCGCAACCGCGTTGATCCTCACGCACAATGCAACGTCTCTAATCCTCCCCGGTGCAGCGAACATCACCACAGCAGCAGGAGACGAAGCAGAATTTGCTTCGGATGGATCGGGGAACTGGAAATGCACGAAGTACCAGCGATCTAGCGGCGTTCCAGTCGCGATCGATACCAGCGGAACGCTCTCGTCCAACAGCGACTCAAAGGTCCCATCACAAAAAGCAACGAAAACGTATGCCGACACGAAGGTCGCGAAAATTACTTCGGTTTCCGGAGGTGATCTGAATACTCTGACCGCTTCGGGCATCTACCAATTGCGCTCGATGTCTGCGAATATGCCCGGCGGCGGCGCAACGGGAACGATGCTTGTTTTCTCTGACATCAGCTTTGGAATCCAGATCGTCAGGGAATCGGGAGATAGCAATTTATTATATGTCCGTTCAGGTACTAGCTTTTCCACAACCCCATCATGGGGCGGTTGGAAGAAAATCTGGACGAGTGATACGTTCACGCTCGACACTGACGGAACGCTCGCCGGGAACAGCGACACCAAAGTCGCAACGCAAAAGGCCGTCAAGACCTACGTCGATAACATCACGCCGACAGTCGATGATGCGAGCGAGACAGACAAAGGCATCGTTGAACTCGCGACCAGCGCCGAAGCTATAGCCGGAACCGATACCGAACGCGCCGTAACGCCAAAGGGTCTAGCAGACGCACGCGCCAGCTATGCCGCCGTTTCTGTTGGTCTGTCTGCGAACTTCACCACGACTGCCACAAACCAAAAACTTCCCCTTGACTCAGAGGTGTATGATTACGGGGGCTATTTTGCCTCCGGCGCGTGGACTCCACCAGCCGGCCTTGTTCAGATGAAGGCTCGATCAAGCATTGAGAGCGGATTTTCCACGGGATCGCTCGCTCGGCTGGAGATTTGGAAAAATGGTTCCATCTTCATTCGAGGACCATCTATTCGCGCCAACGGAACAAGTGCCCAGGGTCTAGCGCTACTCGCTGACGACGTTGCGAATGGGACCGACTATTACGAACTGTACGTTCTGATCCAAACAGTAGGGACGGTGATCGGCGGAACAACAACCGGCTTCTATGGGGTGCAGTTACCCGTCCCTTTATAACGTCGCCGGACGCGATTGACTGGGCTTCGGCTCAGAACATCGCGACGGCGGGTTACATCGATAGTCCGGGGCTGGTGCAGATGCCGGGTGTTCTCGCCTGCGTCTATACGACGAGCGCATATCAAGAGGGGTCCTCCAGCGCGGGCGGCGATCAGCATATTGCAATTAAGCGCTCGACAGACGGCGGCGCGACATGGGGTTCGGAGATTGACGTCGAACCTTCGTCAAGCAACACGGCCTCATGGGGGATGCCCTATTACGACGCCGATAACGATAAGCTCTATGTTTTCTATACCTACAACATCGATGGCCTAACCTCCACGGATAAGGTGGGCGGCGGCACGACGGTTCGCGTCGATGTTGTCGGGACGCTCTCTTACCGAACCTCTGACGACAAGGGATTAACTTGGAGCGCTCGCACGGATCTGAGCCTGCCATCCTCGAATATCGACAGTCGCAACGCCTACAGCGGCGCGAAACAGTTCTTTTGGATGCAGGACGTAAAGGCCGCGAACGGGAAGGTTTATCTTAGCATCAATAAAGCGGCGGATGCTGGCTTGACCGACACCGAAGGATTTTTCGCTGAAATCGATATTCCACCGACGACGGTCAATTTGCTTCCGAGCGGCGGTGATGGTCTGAGAGCGGATGACACTTTTGGCTCGACAACGATCACCGAGGAAACCTCTGCAATCTTCCACTCGGACGGTTTGATCAGCGCCTTTGCGCGCACGGACAAGGGCAGGCTTACCGAGTTCTGGTCAACGGACGGCGGGGCGACGTTCACGGCAGATTGGGCGCGGCTGTCCGATGGTACGTCCTATGTTCCGCACCCGAGAGCGTCGCCATTTGTCTGCGAGCTTCCGGACGGGCGGTTCTTTTTATGGACCTACAACAAGTACGGCACGACGTTCTCCGGTGCTGACCGTGATCCCGTCTGGTATCGAATAGGAGTTCGAAGCGGCAACCGCATCCTGTGGGGCGTGCATCATATGCTGACGTTCACGGCCACGCAAAATGGCATCGCTTACCCGTCATTGGTCATTGACGGAACAAACGTCTTGATCGCAGCCTCCGACAAGGGAACCGTGTCCGGTCTGTACGGAGCCAAGCTGCTGACCTTCGATCTATCCGATTTCTAAGCCTGGCGGGGTTATCGGAGCCAGAGAGCCGCCGAGGCGTTCTTTTAAGGATGCGACTTGCAAGCGCATCTGGCGAAGAATGTCCGTCTTCTTCCAGAGTGTCCGAAGCGGCTGCTTTCGGAAGTGGGGGATCGCTGAGATAGGGCTGAGGTTTATGACCTCAGTGCCGTGGCTTTTGGCGAGCCGAGCGCACGAGTCCCACGACCGCAGGTGCCCGGCCGCCGCCGCAAGAGTGTAGTGGTCGCCTGCGCGCTGGTAGCCTTCGAAGAAGTAATTAGGATTCCGTTTTGGCGTTTCTGTGATGACCCGGATCGTGGTTCGATAGGCCTCTGGCAAGTCGTCCAGCATACCGGAACCATATGCGCGCCATTCATCTTCAGTAAGGCCACGGGATTCAGGAATAGCGGCGACGTAATCGGCCTCGATGCCGATCATATAAATCCGTTTGTAGCCGCGCCGGACGGCTTCTCGAAAGCAGAAATCGCCGGTCGACGAATGCGGCACGACGGTCAACTTCGGGCTTTGCGAAACGGGCAGGGAGAAAAAGAATTTGGTGGAGTCCGTTGACGCATCTTCAACGATTTGCCCAAGGCCTACGAAGTGGGAGAAGCAAACCTTCTTATCGCACCAGGCGTAGAAGTTGGGCCACCAGCGAACCTCTCGATAAAATCTGTAGGCAGCGCCCATGCCGAACGTATCGAGGTCTTTGGGTAGTCGATTGAAGCCGACGCTGGCAAGCAGTCGCGTGGACGGCCCGTTGCCGATAAGCAGAATGCTTTTTGTCATTGAATGATCCCCCGTGAAAGGACGCTAACGCTCGGGGTTGTTCATTTCAACGAGATTACGCATTGCGGCGCAGTAATGCACCGTTTCAACTGGCGTGCGCGTTCCAGACGCGGGGAGATTCCGCAGATGATTGAGATCGCATTCGTAGCCTGTATGGGCGTGAACTGCCGGGACTTCTCACTGACCTTTGCTGAGGTGTCATTGCTCCAGTGCCAAATAGGCGTTGGGGCACAAATGCAGATCGAGGAATGGAAGCGGTCGCATCCAAACTGGCGCATAGCAAAGTACCGCTGCCAGATACCGGGCACGTTCGCGAAGCTCTGATCTGTCGTCGTTTCAGACGTCTTGCGACGTATTCCACTCATATGTCGCTCAACTCAATTTTCCGCGCCATGTTTTGAGAGATAGGGCGCAACAGATTCCACATCCATCGGGGGAATAGATGACCAACGCACCGGCAGATGCCGAGGCGCGCTTTCAGGCGTGCCTTGCCGAAACACTCAAATGGGAAGGGGGATTCTCAAACGATCCGTACGATCCCGGCGGCGCGACGATGAACGGCATCATCCAGAAAGAATACGATGCCTACCGGCTTCGAAAGGGACTACCGAAACAGTCCGTCCGCAACATCCTGAAGACCGAGCGCGACGACATTTACCGCACCAAGTATTGGGATGAGGTCAACGCCGACCGCCTGCCTCCGGGCGTGGATCTGATCACCTTCGACTTCGGCGTCAACGCCGGGCCACAGCGGGGCATCAAATGCCTTCAGTCTGCCCTTGGCGTGGCCGCTGACGGGCACATGGGCGAGATTACCGAGAGAGCCCTAGTCAACTGCGACCCGGCTCAGGTGGTCGTTAAAATGGGCCAGTACCGCACGGCCTATTACAAGTCTCTGAAGACCTTCTGGCGCTTCGGCAAGGGCTGGCTGTCCCGGGTATCGGGCACGCAGTCCGCAGCTCTCAAAATGGCTGGTGATATACCGGCCGTTCCGGTCGCCTTTGCGCCTCCTCTACCGGATGCCGACGAGCAGAGCGCAACGCAGGGTAAGGCCGATGTGCCGCCGCCAACAAAGACGGCGGGCACTTCGACGGGGCAAGCGGCCGGGACCGCTGGTGCTGCTGGCAATACCATCATCGGAGTTCAGGTGGCGCAAGCCGCACAGCACGCCTATTCGGCAGATCGTGGCTTGGACATTTGGATGTTCCTCATCGGGCTCGCTGCTGATCCGATGTTCTGGGCCGGAACCGTCGTTGTCGTTGCAGCCTGCGTCGCATGGGCCGAGCGCAAGGGCCTGATCGAACGCGAGGCTGTCTGATGATCATCTGGACTTGGCTGGTCGGCCGCGTCGGTCAAATAGCGGCTAGCGCCATTGGAATCGGCGTCGTCATGGCGCTCGTTACCGGCACCGCGACACTTGTCGTCTCGTGGATCAAATCCAGCAACGACGCCTCTTGGCTGAAGGCGATCAATCAGGCGACTACCGAAGCCACGGCGCGGTCGTCTAAGGCTGCTCAAGTGGAGCGCGAAAAGGCCGAGGCCGACAAGGTTGCCGCCCTCGAACGTGTGCGCGATCTCGAAACGCAATTGCAGGCGCTAAAGGACGATCCCGTTGTCTATCCTCGCGCCCTGACGCGGAGCCTCAACCAATGAAATGGCACATCCAACCCGGCCGCCAAGCGCCGCGCCGCCGGTTTCTGCGCGCCGGTACGGTTTTTTGCGCGCCGCTCGCCCTGCTTTTGGCCGGATGCAGTGGTGATCCGCCGGTCGTTGTAACCGGACTCGCGGGCGTTCCGGGTGAATGCACGTCTGCTGACCCAGTGTGGCAACAGCTTCCGGATTCCGACGTGCGCCGATCCGAAGCGGCGCGGAACCTCCAGACCAACAAAGAAGCGTTCAAGTCGATGCGTTCCAATCGAGCCATCTGCAGAGCGGGGCTCAAAGCGGCACAAAAGGGATAAGAGATGAACAAAGACGAAATCATTGCAGCGGCAGAGGCCGAAGTCGAGAAGGCGGAATCGGTCGTAAAGCGTTGGCTCAAATCCGCATGGGCTTGGCTGAAATCTCTCTCGTTCAAAACCAAGGCGACTATTGTTGTTGGAGTTGCGATCGCCTCGGGGCTGATGTTCACGCTGATTAGCGCGTCACATGCTCCGAACTACGTCACACAGTCGGAAGCGAACCGTATGCTGAGTGAACGCGAAAGCCTGATCCGCTCCGACATGAAAACCATGTCGCAGCATATCGAGACGCTAGACGCCGCACAGCATAATCTCGATAGCCGATTGAAAGCGGTCGAAGCCAAACCAGAGCCCGCAAAGATCACCACGGGGGCTATTCCGAAGAAAACGGTTGCTCGAAAGCCTGCCCGTAAACCCGCGTCATCTTCCAACTGGTTTTCGCTACCGTAAGGGGAGGAAACGGGATCATGGCTTCATTTGCGGACATCACCGCTGGAATTTTGGAGCTGAGGGGCGATGCAGAACGGATACCAGATCGACCCCTTGAGCATCTTGCTCGATCAAATGCGCGAGCAGGGGAGAATGCTGCACGGCCTCAACCGGACAGCGGGACGGATCGAACAGAGGCTAGAGGACGGGAACGACTCGTTCGATCAGGTGAGGGAGAAGCTGGAAGACCACGGCAACCGGCTGATCGTCCTCGAACAGAAGCGGGACGAAGAAAGCTCATTCTCGACGGTCCTGGAATGGTTCGAACGAGCGCAGCGCCTCTGGCCTGCCCTGTTCCTGCTAACCTCAATAGCGCTGGCAATCGCAAGCTCTCTCGGGGTTCACGTCCCGGACAGGGTGCAAGAATTTATGAAGCACTCGCAGACCGAATGATCCGGTATTCGATGATCGGCGCCGGCTGTCTTGTGCTGCTATTGTTCGTGGTGCCAAAGCTATGAGTTGAAGTCACAAAATGTGACCTCAAGATTCCCGCTAGAGCAGCACCCCCGCTCCGCTCTTAGCTGGGTAGCCCCCGTCATCGGTCCCCCTCCGCTGGGCCGGTGGCGGGGGGAATTTTTGCGTTTGTGGTGCCCGTCGCAGGGGTCGAACCTGCAAATCTCCGAGGTTTAAATTCGGCGTGTCTACCAGTTTCACCAGACGGGCAGTTTTCAACGCTCGTTGAACGGCAGGGTTTGAGTGAAACATTGGCGACCACGGTAGGACTTGAACCCACACGGTCCCGAGGTAGAAGCTCGGCGCTCTGTCCATTGAGCTACGTGGCCACATCGATTTGCCTTTGCTGTACAAATCGCTCGAAAAATTAAAGAGTGGTGCTTCCGGCATGGATTCGAACCCGCATCCTTCCCATTACAAAAGGGCTGCTCTACCGTTGGAGCTACGGAAGCATGGTCGGAGTGGCTGGATTTGAACCAACGGCTTCGCGGTCCCAAACCGCGCGCTCTGCCAGACTGAGCTACACTCCGAAAACGCAATAAGCCGATCACGCTGGTAAGCGTGTCGGCCTCATCGTCGGTCGTGTAGGTCTGTGGTTCATGCGGTCTTTTCTAAAGTGATTTGCGCAACTCGTCAATTTTAGGTTTTTACCGGGATCGGTAAAAACCTTTCATTAGACAGCGCAGTACGCGCCATCGCCTTTCTCGTTCAAGGCAGCGTGAACATGAACGCAATCATAATCCCCGCAAAAACTGTCCTCACCGAAGCTGTCCCATAGGGCGCGAAGCTGTTCGATCGACATGGAGCGCAACTCTCTCATTGCAGAATCCCATTCTGATTGCGCGATTTCACGTTTTATGTATTCGCCCAGAGAGTTCATCGCTTAATCCTTTTCCGCCACTCCCGCTCATCCTCAACAACCAACTCTGTCTTTGTCGATCCGCACATGGTGCAGCGGTAGGTTTTCTTTCTCAAATCCGCGACCGTTAACTCAGGGTCGAAGATCCTCAAATCCAATACCCTCCGGTTTCTACAGTTCGCCCGGCAGACAACAGTGATCCACCTATCAGCTATGATGTAGTGGGCGAGCTTACTGAAACTCTCGAACTCGAAGGTGGTCATCACTTATGGAAGTTTTGAAGCTCAACAAGGTCACGTCGATGCAGTTCCGCAATTACCAGCGCATGACGTTGACGCATGTTGGGCGTGGCTTTCGGTCGGTTTGAGCGTTCCAACTGCTCAAGGTCTTTCCGATCCGCAGTTGCCAGTTTCACCTTCTCAACTTCAATGTCGATTTTGGCCGTCATCGTTTTCCTGCTCTCC